TTGGCTCCTAACTTTATGGGTGTTCCAGTTATTGTAAACACTGCAATCGCTGCTGGATCATTCTTGGTTGGAAACTTCTCAATCGGATCACAACTTTGGACAAGAGATAACTTGTCAGTTGAGTTTTATCGTGAAGATGGAACAAACGTACGTGATGGCTTCGTAACTGCTGTTGTAAAAGAGCGTGTTGCTTTGACCAATTACTTACCAAATGCATTCGTAAACGGATCATTCTCTACTGCAAAAGCTGCTTTAGAAACCGCCTAATCATTAGGTTGAAATTAAGCCCTCACTTCGGTGGGGGTTTTTTTTTGCTTTTTTTTGAAAATAAATTTTGCAATTGAAAAAAAACTTTCTATATTTGTTTCAACAAAACGAAACAACAATGAAAAATTTGATCGACATCTTAACCACAGAAACTCAAAGTTTGAAAGAACAATACATCCAGTTTACATCTGAATGGGCTAATCAAGAATTTTACAGATTGAAACAATGGATAAAAGATTATTGCGTTTGGGAAAGAGAAAATTGCAGAAAAAAAGAAATGAGAAATGAGTATTTCAAAAAACAAAAAATAAGCTGGTCTATTCCACGTGATGTTTACGAAAACAAAATCGAACAATTTGTTGAGAAACAAATAAAAAATGCAGAAGAACATTACACTCAATCAATCGCAAAACTTGCTTTGAGAATTGAGCAAAAACAATTAAACATCAACAACTTGAAAGCGGTGACTTCACACATCGGAATGAACATTGATACAACGCTTACTGATGGCGAAAAAGTTGTTCGTGCATTCACCATCATCGCAAATGGCGAAATAAACAGACCACATTACAGATACTTGATCAAATAACAAACAAACCCCTCCGGGGGTTTTTTCTTTTTTTAAAAAATAATTGAAAATAAATTTTGCAAATGAAAAAATCTTTTCTATATTTGACTAAACAAAAACAAACGATATGATACTTAAATTCGGAAAACACAAAGGACAAGAGTTTGCTAATACTCCAAAAAGTTATCAGCAATGGCTGATGAATCAAGATTGGTTTAAAATGCCTAAATCTTTGCATATGCAATTAAATGGTTGGGATGGTTATTCTAAAAAAGGAGAAGCCATATATGATTTGATCTTTGAACAAGAAAAGGCTCAATCATCAAATATGGATTGTAAGATCGGTATTTGTTCTTGCTGCGAGGATAGCAAATATTATGGACTTTAATAAAACAACCAATGGAAAAAGCACTTGAATCAATCGAACACCTTTACGAATACGCACACCTAACTGAACAACTTTACATCCGGGACAAACTGGATTTCATCAAAGCCGAATTAATCAAACACATCAATGTCGAATTTAAAACCATCCAAAATGAAAACTAAAATTGTTGATCTTCTTTACAAAGCATCATTCTTTGCGGTTGTTGCCGCTGGATTTATCACAATGATCGCTGTTTATGAACTGATTGAATTTATCTTCTCTTAAACCAAACCAAATGAAAAACTTGAAAATTTCCTTGTCGATCATTTTTGTTGCAATGGCGTATCACCTTGCATACGCTTATCAAGCGAAAATTGAATCCGTTATTTGTCTGATCTTTTCATTCATTATGTTATATGGATACTTCCGGGACTGAAAATGATCTATTCAACTACTGCTTGGTCAGTATTGATCCGCACCAAAACAATATGAGCGCAAATGATTACGTTTTTATTGGCAAAAGAATTATAGAAATTATTGCTAAGATTGAAGAAATAAAAAAACGATGAAGCACGAACAAATGGAAACAACAATCGATTGGGGAGAAATCAAACTCAATGTCATCTATAACTATTATCACGAATTGCCCAGCAACGATTACGATGTGCCAAGTGATCCGCCAGAGGTTGAGATCTTACACGTTATGGCTGGGGATGCCGATATATACGATGTGATCCATCCTAATTACTTGGATGATATAGAACAACAGATCCACGAGTTTATGCGTTAGAACGCACCAAAACGCATTACAAGCAGCTTATGGCTGCTTTTTTTGTGTAATTTTGGGAAATGGATTTTGATGTAAACAAAATCGGTTGTTTGGCCGAGTACAAATTTATGGTCAAATGTATGGAGTTGGGCTACATAGTAAGCAAACCAACTTTGGATTCATCGGTATATGATGTGATCGTTGACAATGGCGATCGTTTGGTCAAGATACAGATCAAATCAAGGAAATCCACAATGGGATATAAAAACTCTAAATATCCAAAACCACGAGTGAGCATTGCAAATCAAAGCATTTACACGATCACGGATTTTGACTATTACGCCATATATGTTTACGATATGGATCTGTGGGTTGTGATTCCAAATGGCGCACTCAAAACATTTGTATTGAACAAAAAGAATATCGAAAAATATAGTACATTTGCTTTCAGATAGCGAGTTTTTCATTGATCGTTGTTTTGTTTAGTTTGTGTTAAGGAAAGCGTGGCGAAAGCTGCGCTTTTTTTTTGTTATCTTTGAACAAAGAAAATTGCTATGAAACTAAAACTAAAATCCGAAAAGATCGCCAAGCAATTTGGTAAAAAGGTCGGGCAAATCGTGATCATTCCCGATTCGCAAGTTGAAAAAGCATTGGCACTTGGTTGGGGCGTTGAAGCAAAAGAAGAAAAAGCCAAAGTGGAAACCAAAGAATTGAAATTGATTTCTGAAACCAAAGAAGATGCGACAGATTAGGGTAAATTCACTGATCGGAACTGAACTGATCACGATCGATGATGTAAAGCTATATGCAAAGATTGACACATCTGTTGATGATTCATTGATCACCAATATGATCTCACAAGCACGAATCTGGTGCGAGAATTACATATCACGTGACATCATCTCCAAAAACCGCACATATTATATGGATGAAACAAACGGAATGTTTGACTTGCCATTTGCGCCAGTTGCTTCCGTTTCATCAGTTACATCAGAAGATGTTGCTGCGCCATATTCAATAATCGGGCTGGACAACGAAACAATTGAATTGACAAACGGATCAGCATTCCAAGTGAAAGTGACTTACATCACATCCGGAATCAATGATGCAATGATCAAACAAGCAATGCTTCAATTTGTTTCGATGCTTTACGACAACAGATCAGATTTTGTTGAGAAATCAATCAACGAGATTCCGACAAATGTCAAATCACTTTTGAACACATACAAATCAATGTTCATATAATGAATGCCGGACACCTAAATGAACGAGTGAATGTTTTGCGTTTGACAAAAACCGCAGATGGTTATGGCGGCTATGTTCAAAGCTATGCCACATCATCTACTATTTGGGCAAAGAAAAGGCAGAAATCCGGCAATATAGAGTTGCAAGCTGGTGCAATCTCCACGTTTACTGAGGTGGAATTTATTGTTCGTGATCAAACAGCAAAGGAAAAGATCCAAGACACGGATGTGATTCAAGTTATTGGCGAAACAGAAAAATACAGAATCAACGAAATAGTTGAACACCAATACAAGGAGTTTGTCAAATTGCGATGCACTAAAATCGACTGACGATGATCTCTGCTCAAATCAACAAATCGGATTTGAGGCGGCTTGAACAAAAGCTGTCACGCCTTGCAAAATACAGCCAGAAGGACTTTGATCGTTTACTTGGAGAAACAGCCGCAAAAGCCGCTGAATTAGCGATCAACAAAGCACCGGTTGATATGGGGCAACTCAAAGGCAGCATTCATTACGCAGCAACAAAAAACAACGTATCTGTTTGGGTGCAAAAGAAATATGCGCCATATGTTGAGTTTGGGACTGGTGGTTTTGTAAACGTGACTGATGCAACGCAATTGGGAATCTCCCCAGCTCAAATCGAATCAGAATTTAAAGGCAGCGGATTTGTAGGTCAAAAACCGGTTTTCATTCGTGACAAAGGATCAATGAATGGGAATTGGCGAATGGTTACATTCCCGATCAGCTTGAAGCCGCAGCCATTTTTCTTTGGATCGGTGAGATCGGCATATGCAATGCTGTTGCAAAAATTAGAAAAGGACTTTAAACATATGACAAAATGATTGATGCAATGCACCATATCAGAAAGGCGATCATTGATCGTTTGACTGGCAACATAACGCACAACGGATCACCGGTGAGCATTTACAACGTGATACCAAAGAACGCTTCATATCCATTGATCCGCATTTACTCGGTTTCATCAAACGAAATTGATCAAAATCAAACGACATTTAATTCTGAAATTTTGACAAGAGTTGAGGTTGTCACTCGTTTTTCCGGGGATGATGGCGGTGAGTTGTCTGCCAATCGATTAATCTCGGATTGCTTAAATTTGTTGAGAACTCGAAGCGATGGATATTTTGATTTGTCTGCTAATGGTTTGAAAGTTTATGTTGTAGAAAATAATGGAATAACCTATTTGACCGACAACTTTTCTGATCACACTTATCATCGTGCGATTATGGATTTATCAGTCAAAGTAACTGAATAGAAAATGGCTTTTGACGAATTAAAATTATACGGATTGAATTTGGCGGCATTATTGGTTGGATTGACCGACATCGACACGATGCTCAAAATTCTGCTTTCAATCATTGCAATTTCATATACAATCCACAAATGGATTTTAATGATTCAAAGAAAAAATAAATCGTAATGGCAAAGGCAAAAGCTAAATCGGAATCGGTTAAGTATATAAAGCCGAAAGTGTCAAGGCCGGATGTTC